GCGAAACTTATTGTAGTTCCATTTGTAATGATGAAAGCCATTGTCTATACTCCTAGGTTTATAGTGCCGCGTCGCCTACTATTTTAACAGCAAGTTCTGGACGAATGATTGCAGTTCCTGCAACCGCTGTCATTACAACATCAGTAGCACGTTCTTTGGCTTGACGATCAGTTTCCATATTGATTCCGCCACGCTGAGCAAGACCGAATGCTTGTGGTGCAAATACGCAACCAATTGCATCGTCGTTAACGTCAATCTCAACACCAGCGTGTTCTAGAACTGTGATACCAGCAATAGTGCCTACGTAGTAGTTACTCATTACAGCATCAGCAACAGAAGAACTGTTCTGGTAGTTGTTAGTTGCAGTTAAAGCCGCTTTTACACCGTAAGCCTGTTTAGGGTTTAAGATAGCAAATAAAGGTCCTTGATGCTTGTTTGCACGAATCATCGCAGAAGCCTTCATCAAATCGTTAACTGTGTTATCAGTGCCTGCCGCGCCTAGTGACTGTGTAACTGTCGCAAATAATGCGATCAATTCAGCGTCTAAGCCTTCAGCAAGTGCCATACCACTTTGGTTAGCAAGTGTAGAAATTACATCTTCAGACGCACTATCGCGTAAGAAATCAGTAACTTGATTGTATACAACGTGCTCAGCAAGTGCAATACTTACAGACGTTGTGTTTGCATCACTAGCGGAAGGCGCTGTGCCCTCACCAGGTTTGCTAGATGACATTCCTGCCCATACTGGAACAGAAACTACTTTACCAGCACCGGCTGGATAGTCAAATACTGTTGCTACTGAACGTGCAACAGAGTTTTCATATAGTGCAATTTGCGACTGAACCAAAAGGTTCTGAAACAGTTCACTATTAATTGAAGTTGTGTTAGCCATTGTTATATCTCCTTAATTAAATAATAATGTTGGCATTATTTTATGTGTTAGCAAAATGTTTTTTCGCTAACTCTCTATGTTTAGGATTCTTCATATCAAGACTATTAATATCTAAGCCCTTACTCATTCCAACACCTGCATTTGACTGTGTATTAGTCGTGCTCGCTGTTGGCTGAACAAAGTGGGGATTAGTATCAAGGAAAGTTTTAACCAAATCGTCAACGCCAAAGGCATCGCCACTATCATTATAGCGGACAGCGCCATCATCACCAATCACTTCAACGTCGCCAGATTGATTTAATCTAACAGAAGTTGACAGTAAAGCCTTAACCTGTTCTGGGTTAACAGAACGATACTTGGCGGCCGCATTCAGCAACGGTGAATTGACTTTGTATTCTTTGATTACTTCGTCTCTCATCTTAATTTCAGCATCCTTTTTAGAAGCCATTTCCTGTAAAGTCTTTTCAAATTCACCACGTTTAATTTGCTCTTCCTGTTTCCTTGCTTGTGCGTCTTCGCGCAATCCACGCAATTCATCAGGATCACCTAAATCTTCATATGGTTTCAAAAGTTTCTTTTCAATACTACCTCTCATTCGAGCCATCATATTGTTCACTTCATCTTGAGTATAAGTCTTTGCAGTCTCTGCCTCTGCCTGAATTTCTGTTTGTAAAGTTGCCGCTTCAGTTGCGTTATCTTGTGCCAATGTTTCTTGATCGGTCATTGTTACCTCGCCTCCTTCTGTTAGAGTATGTTATTAATTGTATATGTATTTAGCATCTACAGTAAATAATGGTAAAGTTATGGTGATTTCTTACGCCTTTTAAACGTGCCGTTAGCAATCGCCATACCATTATTAAAACTACGTGAATGTGGACTAGGGCTTCCCCCGCCACTCCTTGCGTATCTTGCTCCGGCTCTGTGTCCAGCACAATTACCTTTGCATACGCTTTTGCCTTTGTATTTCTTAACTCTTGGGCGTGCCATAAGTTAATATTTCTTAGTCTTTTTCTTTTTAGGTTTCTTCATAGGTTTCTTCTTAGTGCCTTTGCCGTAAGCCATAGTTATTCTCCTGGGTTAGTTAATAATGCTGTTCTTGCATTGTTAATATCGTTCTGAGTTACTTCTGGATGAAGTGCTAATATTTGAGCATCTTCATATCCGCCCATAATCATTTCTTGCATATGCTGTGGACGATCCTCTGGAGTTGTTGTAGGCATAACTTCATCCTCATCATACTCTAGTTCCATCCATTCAGCCACTTTGATTGCAATACCCTTTTGGATCTGTGGATCATTAGGTGAAGTTTCAGCGGCTGTTTTAAGTTGTGCAATTTCACTACCAGTGTCTCTAATGTTGAAACTTCCTGGATAATCAATATCGCCATTCCAAGCATAGCCCATATACTCACAGAACAATTTCCAAATCTGCTCTTCAGCAAGTTCTAGTTGATCCGCTTTCTCTGATAGTTTAGCATTAAGCAATTGGAATTCTGTTTCCATAGCAATGCCACTCATTACACGACTTTCAGTAGCACGAACAGCACCTGTGTTTGCCATCTTGTCAATGTTGCCAACCTGGTGGTTAATTGCACCTAGTATCTTATCAACACTTGCACCACTAAACTCTAGTATGTAAGGCTTTAGGCCAGGATCTAAGTTGTCTGGCATATGTATGATTGAACCAGCACCGATACCAGCATTAGTTTCTGGCGTCTTTACTAGACTTGGGTGGCTGTCTAGTCTGATGCTTTGATCTATTTCGCTTGTGGCATTATAGATAAAACGTTGTGCGTCTGCAATGTCGGCAATGTCACTAATACCAATACTCTTGACAACGCCCTTCTTATTGTAAACACACACGGCTGGAATCTTGCCCAAACCGTTTGGTTCAATTATTGTGTCTGTTATTGTTTCTTCGCCCATATCAATAACAGTTGTTGTTATGTTGTCATTGGTCCACTCTTTAACTGTGTGGATGTCCTTGTTAACATCTTCAAGATATTTAAAATAGTTAAGTTGGTATCTACCACTTGGGCTTCTTGACCATTCCCAATCTAATACAACTAATGGAGTAAGAACACTTAGGTAAGGTCTAACTCCTGCTTCAACTTCATCGCCTCTTGTAGTTGCACCAATGTTAGGCTTGCTAACAATGACCCAGGCGTGTCCAAACACACTTGTCCAAGTAGCAACATCTTTCATAAAGTTATCTAAACTACGACCATCAAAGTCTGCATCACGTAAGAAGTCTTCAGTTTCTGCTAGGTTCTCAATAGTTCCAAGTTCACGCTTTGGTTCTGTTCTAAATAAGAATGAATTGTAAACACTAATAACACTAGCACAATGGTTTTCTAATGGTGTTGTGCGTAATCGTGCTTGGTATTCAGGTTCTGTTTCAAGTTGGTATCTAACAAGGTGGTTTGCACGACGGTATTCTTCACCGCCAATGTAACTCTCAAGCAAGTATTGCCAAGTATCCTTGTATGTATCGTATAAGTCATTGCCGCCGGCGACCTTTGCGATAGCGTCATTTAATTTCTGTATTGCGTCCATAGTGTTTTCCTTATGCTAACGAATGTCCCCATCGTTGTGGTTGAATTAATTCCGGATCAACGTCACGCCTTAAAGGCCATCTATAGGCCACGTAATAAGACATAGCATCAAACATATGATCCCAGCCAGAATCTTTGTCAGGGATTTGTGTCCCATCTTTATATGTGTATTTGTCTAGACTTTCTATACTATATTTATTTGATTTGCCAATAAACAAGTGTCTATTGCCATCTGCTGACTTGAAACGTGCATTGAACGCATTAACACGGTCTCTAATTGGATCGTGTTTGCGTGGTGCTTTAATAACAAATCCAGCATTGTATAATATAGTATGGTCTGTCATACCCCCAGCACTAGTGCGCCTCTGGTTGCCACTAGGATCAGGGTAAACAAATTTCTTAGAAGATGGATAACGTGCTATTATCTCATCTACCATTTCGTTGGTGTTGGATGAATACATTTGTATTTCATCAATTTGGTAAGCCTTGTCATTTACTTCAACAAAGATTGCCGCTGTGGCAGGGCTTACGTTAAAGTCCATACCAATGTGTAGAACGCTGTGATCTGCAAATTCTGGTGCTTCTTGTATGTTATGCTCACGTTCAAAGCAATATGCAACACGGTTTTCAGTTGTTTCAAATGTTGCTTCAAACTCCTGACGGAACTGTTTCTCAGTCATATCACGTTTGGCATCTTCAACTTCAGTTGCACTAACAAAGCCATTACTTAGAGTAGTATGTTGCCAACCTTTCCATACATTAGGTATTTCTTCCTGGAGATTATACAAGTCATATAACCAATTGCCTTTGCCTTTGGGTGTGCCAATAAACAATGCGTGTCCTTCTTGGTCTGCAAGACTTGGACGTATAACACTCATCCAAACATCTGAATCAATGTCTGCAACTTCGTCAAATACACAATAGTAAAGACTAGGTCCACGTAGGCTATCGCCATTCTCAGCACCCTTAAGACTTATAGTGCTACCGTTCTTTAAGGTAATTGAAAGTTCTGATTCATTAATCTTCTTGATCCATTTAAGTTCAGTTAAACGTTTCTTAAGGGGCTTCCATACAATCATCTTAGCGGCCCGGTAGGAACTTGTAATGTAGAATACTTCCTTGTTGGGTTCTCTTGCATAGTAGCATAACTGTCTAACGCTGAGGAATGTTTTGCCCCAACGTCTTCCGGCAACTACTACTTTAAAGCGGTGTGGATCGTCAGCAATGTCTTGTTGTAGTTTGGTAAGGTTCATTGTCCCTCACGCTCTAACATTTCGCTAATATATTTAATATTGTTTGTATTCTTCATTAACAGTTCAGTAACGTCCATTTGGTTTCTTGCCATTTCCTGGACTAATCCATCTAAACGTTGGATTTCATTAATCAAGTTTTCAATGACTGTTTGACTGTGCTGAATTGCAAGTCCTTGCATTTGTAATTCATACAAGGGGTCAAAGTTAGGATCTAGCATTTTTCTTAGGCTTCCTTAATTGTTGAAGTCTTGTTATAATTTCAATGTTGTCAAGAGTCCAACCAACAGTATAATCTATTTGACTCATACATATGTTAGTGGATTGTTTGCCTCTATTAGACCAATCTTCTTCATTGAACCATAACATTTCAAACTGTTCCCAGGTTAAGTCATATGCTTCTTTGCGGTAACGTGCTTGGCTACGATGCTTTAACCAAGCATAATATTTGTCACGTCTATAAGGGCAAGGGCCAGTAATCCAAGTTTCGGGGGTTTGATATCTGCCCTGGCCACCGCCTGGTTGCAACTTCTTACCTTGGGGAACATACTTTAAATCCTTCATATAATTATTTATCCTATATAGTAAATAATGGTAATAAAACGGCAGATAAATTACTCAATGATATCAATGACTTAGCCAGCCTTGTGACGTAACCTCTTGATTTATAAGGGAATCATTTTGGTTGACAAATCGTGTATTGGTGCTATACTGTATATAACAGTTAGGCAATAACGTTTTAACTGTAAAACAAGGGCACACAAAATGACAAACACACTAGCACAACAGCAATCCGCATACGTTAAAGAAGTTATGAAAAACGCCAAAGTAGCAAACCGCACGTGTCTGCACAATGCTTATAAAACAGAGTTTGGCAAGCATATTCCTTACAGCGTAATAGACTCAGCATTTAGAAAAGCGTGTCGTAAATGGGCCGTTATTAATATATTTGGCAAAGGCGATGTAAATGTGGAACAAATGCTGGGTGAGGTAACAAATGGCACAATGGCTATCTTAAACAAGAAATATAGTGTTAAATGGGAAGATTAGGGGTTGACA